GGACACCGCCTATGGTTGGGGGGACCATGCAGCGGCAGGATACGTCCCCTACACCGGTGCATCGGGAAATGTTGACCTGGGAAGCTACACATTTTCCGCCGGCGCCGGTATATATGTCAACAACCCCGTTACCTCCGGCAACCCTACACTCCGTATAAATCAGCAGGGCGCCGCGTCACGATCGAAATATCTCGACTTTACTTATCAAGGAACGGTTAGGGCGAGGATAATGTCCGACGGGACAACGAATGGCAATATGACGTTTAAGGTGCATAATGGCAGCGCTTTAGTAACGGCTCTTGTGTTCGATACATCCGGCGCGGCGAATTTCCAGGCGAATGCGATCAGCACAACGGGGGTAATAACAGGATCAAACGTCTCCGGAACAAATACAGGCGACGAAACGCAGTCAACAATCAAGACAAAACTCGGCGCGGCTTCCTCCGGCGTGGATGGGTATTTGAAGGGCACAGACTGGGCTACGTTCAACGCAAAGCAGGCCGCACATGCTAACCTTACCAGCCTGGCTGCGCTCTCATTCGTTTCGACCGCCTTCGTAAAAATGACCGCTGCCGGGACTTTTGGCTTGGATACTAATACCTATATGACGGCGGACGAAAAAGTCAAGAACGTCTCAGCCGATGCCTCAGCCGGCTACCTTGCCGAGAAACTCGCCTCTTTATATCCCAGCCTTTACCAGCGCGACCAGAAGTGGGCCTTAAAGACGCCGTATTCAACAGCAGCCAATAGATACACAATCCTCACGCCCAATAAGCTCTCGGTGGACATCAACGGCACGGTCTACTTCTTGACTGCTCAAGCAGAGGTAGACTTGTCCAGCTCGGCCAACTGGGACACCACAAGCCCGACAAACTACACCATAGCAGCCAACAGGGCAGGTAAAGACTTCTATATTTACGCCTGCGTGCCTGTATCAGGCTCAGCGCCTACGATTAAGTTATCAGCCAACTCAACCACGCCATCAGGATACTCAGCCTCAACCTCGCGCAAGATTGGCGGCTTCCACGGGCTTTGTGTGGCCGTAGGCACTATTTCAGGCCATACGCTTACCGACTTTGCCGTAGGCGACGTTCTGCCCGCCTCAATATGGGACTTGTTGCATAGACCGGTTTCTAACCCGGAAGGCATGGTCTACAGCGACGCCATCAACAAATGGGTAGACATTTACCTTGCTTCCGGCACCGGCTCAAGCACAGCCTCGGTTTACGGAGGCACTATAAGCGACAGCCGCGATTGGAACGACTTTGTCGATGACGGTGCGGCCGTCAAAAAGCGTATGCTTGACGATGGAGAGTTCCAGGTCATCGCCGCAGGATCGAACGAACAGACAAATATTTATGGTTCTTCAGATCCAGGCACTACCGGCGGACATATAGACACAGCCTCGAGGCGAATGATTTCGAGCATAGGTGTTGAGGATGCCTGCGGTGTCGTGTGGCAGTGGCTTAGCGACCAGTCATCCACCTATGACGCTACAGCGACGGAAGGGTGGAAAGGAGCCGACTCCGGCAAAGGCTACCTTTATTATTTGGATTACACAAGAGACATAAAGCTGATTGCTGGCGGTAGCTGGGGTGACGGCGGGGGTGCGGGGTCCCGTAGCCGGGCTGCGTATTACTCCCGCTGGGGTGCGGATTCGAATATCGGCTGCCGGTTCTGCGCGGAGCCCGTTTAGGCGAAGGAAGAGAGGAAAAGGCATAAAGCACGTGCTCTTTACCGGGTCAAACGTTCTGATAGATCAAATAGAGAAATACAAACACGAGATACCGTTCCTGACGACCTTAAAGAAGATAGATAGGTATTATACGTTCGCCTAACCAGGAGGAAGAAGTGCGCGGATTTCCTAAGCATCTTAATACCAGGTATGACGTAGAGTATTGCCTTGAACACTACCCTGAAGAAACAAAGATTTTTTTGAAACAGAAGCTGGCTGAAGTTAAACAATGGCAGGTAACCGGCAAGCTGGCCGCAGACGCCGTGGGCGTCACTGATAAGACACATAAGGTGGTAGAGGTAAAGGATCAGGCCTCAAAAAAGGTAGGGGAACGTTACCAATACGAATATAAAGACGATCCCAACTGCGAACTGTTCCGGTTAGGTCTGACGGTTAAAGAAGCTGAGGATATGCTTTCTGGAAACGAGAGGAATGAAAGAACAACATGTCATGGGACGGAATAGACAGAAGAAAGGGAAGACGGATGCCGGACAACTTTACGCCGCAAACAGCTTTTGAGGGGAAGGTGCTCTGATGGAACATCAGCTTTTAACACCGTGGCAGCAATTTGGGCTTATTGGATTGATGATTGGTTCGATTACCCTATAAAGGAAAATCTATGAAACAGCAATTTCTCGAAGATAAAGAAGGAACGCTCCGCTTAACGATTTACGACCACAATAGGCCTCTTATTCCTTCTTCGGTTAAGGTAACGCTTTACAAGCCTGCGGGTAGTATTTTGCAGGATCAAGCTACAGCAACGATTGATGCCGACACAGGGGAAATGACTTATGCCTTGACGACAACGCATACAGTCGATAAAGGACTAAACTTCAAGGTTGTTTGGGAATATGTTTATAACGGCGTCACGTATTTTGAAACGCAACTTTTTGATGTGGTCAAATCCACTTTGTCAATCCCTATAACGGATGATGACCTCTACAACGAGCTTGAGAATCTCCGCAAAGCCAATATGCAGGCCGTCGGAACAGCAACAGCCGCCACATCAACGACCTTGGTCGATACCGCGCGGCGCAAAGAAGACGATGATTATTGGAAGGGCGGCATAGTCGAAATACTTGCCGGGACAGGCGTGGGCCAGAAAAGAGACGTTTCTGCTTTCGCTCAGTCCACGGCTACGGCCACCGTTACGCCTGCATGGACGACAACGCCGGACGCGACAAGTGTTTATCGGTTCGTCAAATCGTTCGCAAACAAGATCAACGCTTCCTTTGAGAAGCTTGAAGGGATGCTTTACAACAAAGGCAAGCGGCATGAACTGATTCTTGAGAGCTCACAAATCAAGATCGCCTTGACATATATGACTATCCATTTTATCGCGTTAGATCTGATGGATGAAACAGGCGATTATTGGACGCGGATCGCAGATATTTACTGGAAGAAATTTGAAAACGAATTTTCCAATATGCACCTTGAGTATGATGAAGACGAGAGCGGAGCCATCGGCGACGAAGAAAAACAGACTAATGTTTCTGAGGTAAGGATCGGCAGATGCTAAAACTATCCGTCAATATACTGGCGTGGAATAACTGGCCGACGATCGGTGAGACCTTGAAGGTTTTAGCCGCGGATTTAAAGGGCATATCCCATGAGATCATTATCGTTGATAACGGCTCAACCGATGAACTCAAAGATATTCCAAGTGCCGACAATTTCAAGATCATCCGTTTTAAGGAAAACGTTGGGATTTCCAAGGGGAAAAATGCCGGGATAAAAGAAAGTCAGGGTGAATATATTCTGCTTCTGGATGGCGATATTATCCCGGTCCCGCGAAGCATTTTATGCCTTTCTGAATGGTTGGATAATACCCCGGATTGTCACGCGATAGGGTTTTATCCTAATAAGTTTTCAGCACAGAGAAACAAAGGCGGACAGAAGCACCATGAAGATATCTGTTTCCAGCTCTACGATCCAAAGCCGCACACCCAAGCCATTGTTTTTTATGGCATGTTCAGGCGCAAAGCTCTTTTTGACCATGAGATTTTATTTTGTGAAGAAGGGCCTTTCGGGGAAATCGGTTATGGATGGGATGATTCTGACTTTTTTATGCAAATGAAAAGGGCTGGAATTCAGCAATGGGTCGCCGGATTGAACCACGTTACCGGGAAATATTTTCATGCAATCAATTCATCAATCAGGATCATGGGCTACGAAAAATATATGAGCACGTCAAGAAAGCGGGCTGACTTCTACCGTAAACGCTGGGGCCTTGTCAATGGATAAGCTCATCAACAGCCATATCGATAAACTCGATGAGCTCGAAGAGGCCTTTGGGAAAAAGATCGATGCCGCCGTGGCTGCAATCAACATTGATGAGGTCTTGAAAGACCCAGAGACGGAAATGCGCGCAACGGCAGAGATCATCAAAGCTATGTTTTTAAACGACATAGCGCCTCAAGCGATCGAATTAGGGATCTCTTTTGCCGGGCAGATCAAGACGCGCATTGAAAAAGACAAGGACATCAAGATTCAGGACTCAAACAACCCAAAGCTAAACGCCGATGGTTAAATTTACGATCAAGTCTAATTTCAAAGTTCCGCAGATCAAGCTCGAAGATATTCTTTTCGAGGTCGCCGAGCGGATCATCATCCCCGATATGCAGCGTGGTATAGACGCCGGGGTTGCCATTGAGGGGGGCGCCCTGCCTCAAAATGAACAAGCGACCATCAAAAGAAAAGGCCATGGGCGGCAGTTGATCGAAACTGGAGCTTTACGTGCCTCTCCGACAGCCAAAAAGATTGCAAAAGGTAAAGTCAGCATTACTCTTGGCGAAGACAGACAAGATATTGGTGGCTTTTTACAGATAGACGGAATCAGAACGAAACGCGGCATGAAGCATTATAACTTTTTCGGGATTTCCCGCGACGCCGAAGACAGGGCGGTCGCTTTCGTGGAAAAGAAGATCGATGAGGCCATCCATGCCATTGCTGAATGACGGAATAAACAACGAGATGGAAATCCTCAATATTTTGCTTGAGGCAAAAGTCCAAAGGACGGCCATCACTCTTGAAGAATATATCAGAACGAGAGTTTTAAGCGGGGCAAGTCTTGAGACTATCAAGGCCGATCTTTTGTCGGACCTGAACAGCGGAGGCCGGATATTCAGTGAATTCAGGAACGCCGTGCGCGCTACCGTAGCCGGCGCGACACATCGTTTCCGGGACCAGGCAGAAATGGCTGAATTTGGAGAAGAAGAAAAATTCAGATGGGTGGCTGTTCTCATCAACACATGCCCGGACTGCCTTGATAGGCATGGACAGGTCAAGACGTGGGATGAATGGGCCGCCGAAGGACTTCCGAGAACAGGTCAGACGGTATGCAAAGAAAACTGTAAATGCGTTCTCTTGCCGGTCCAGGCGACGGTCCTGGAACCGGTTAAAAGGGGTGCCTGATGGGATATGACGCCGTAAGGGCCGGAGTCGTGAATTTGATCCAGGGTTGCGGATTGGCAGAATCCAAAGAGATCGATTTTGTCAACGCCTCCCAGCACGAATACGGAAACACCTTTATTCTTGAGGCCGAGAAAGGTGAAAACGCAGGTCCTGTCCTGATCGACCATCTCTATGACTTTCAGGAGTGGAAGATCAGGATCGCTTTTGACCGGACAAAGGCAAATCAGACAGTGACGCGCGACGAAATGCACCGCCTGCGCGAGACAATATTGAAAAAATTCGATGATTCGGATAACTGGTCATCATTCGCCGAAATAATCAAATGGCTGGGATGGAACGTCGAGAAGCTGCCGAATTATTTCGTTCTTCATATTAGCTTAAACATAAAGGACAAACTCACATATTAAAGGGGGTAAAACATGTTTTCAAAAAAGACGGTTGTTTTGGCAAAGATTGAAACGGAATCCGGGACCGACAGCGTTCCGACAGCGGCGTCCAATGCGGTTGAGGTGTTTGACGCATCGCTGGAAGTCAAGCCGGATATGAGGCAAAGGAATCCGGGAAACTCTGACCGATCCATGCACGCCGAGATCAGAGGCGGAACTTCTGTTGAACTAAAGTTTTCCGCTTATATCAAGGGTTCTGGAACGGCCGGAACGGCTCCAAGGATAGGGGCTCTTTTGCGCGCTTGTGACTTCCTTGAGACGATTGTCAGTTCAACGAGCGTCACATACACACCAGCGATATCGCCCGAAACCTGTTCAATTTATGCCAATTTCGATGGCATATATCACAAAGTGCTTGGGTGTGCTGGGGACGTTGAGGTTGTGGCCGAGGCCGGAGATCTGGCTCTCTTGAATTTTACGATTCAGGGGGTTTACCAGGAACCTACAGACGTGGTCTGTCCGACGCCGACTTTCGACACGCCCACACCTTTGACGGCCAAGAACGCGACTTTCACTATTGGGTCGTATGCGGCCGTCATAAAGAAGATGACCTTAAAAAAGGGCAACACGATTGCAAAGAGAGCCGATTTCAACCAGGACGAGGGGATATTGGCCTTCATGCCGACGGACCGGCTTTCTGAGGGGTCGCTTTTGATTGAAGCCGTCCTGCGGGCAACATCGAACGCCGACTTCTTCGATTTTTTCCACGCTGGGACGACCAAGGCGCTTTCGTGCGTCTTTGGGGCCACAGCCGGGAATATTGTTACGATGACGGCCCCGGCCTGCCTCTTTCGCGCGCCTAAGTATGACGATAACGACGGCATCCGTATGTTTGAATTGTCGTTCCAGATGGCGCGGTCGAGCGGAAACGACGAGATGAATATCGCATTTACATAAAATCACGGCGACAGCCGGCAAAAACAGGGGTGAGAAATGCTTGGAATTGATCCTTTTGAGACAAAGATCGTTGAATTTGAAGGTGCGAAATTCACCATCGGTCATATTCCGGCCAGAAGAAAAATCGCCATCCAGTTGAAATTTCCGAAGATAGGCGAGAAGATTGCCCAGGCAAAGGAAAAAAAGATTGAGGTTTCGATCCTTTTATCTTCCGATGAGGTAGCAGCCTTGATGGAATACGATTTTGAACTCGTGCGATATGGAACAAAGGGGCACGAGGGATTCAGGATTAGCGATAAAGACATTCCGTTTGAAAAAGAGACTGTTACGGAATTTGGAAAATCCGTCGAGGTCGTAAGCGACAAGCTCATGGAATATTATTTCGCTAATGGAATTATTTCTTTTCTGGCGCCGAAAATCAGCGAAATGATTTCCACGAAGGAAAAAGAAAGAAAAAACTGATCCTGGCGATCAGGGAAACAGAAGGCCTTGATTGCCGCGATTGCAACGACGCGAAAAAGAAGCTTTGGGGATGCGAGGAAAAAAGTGCATCGTATTTCGTCTTGGATGATGAATACGACAGATGTCCCATGAAGCTCGTTGAGCCGGAAACGTGGTTGTGGTTGAGGCTCTATAATCATTATACGGAAGGTAATTTTCCGGCAGACGGAAATCTTTTTGAGCAGACGAGTCGCTATTACGACATGATGATGCTAATTAAAAAAGAGCTTGACGCTTGGCGGGAGATAAAGCGCAAAAGGGCCGCGAACAGGAAATAAACTATGTCAACCCGTCTTGAAATCCTCATTGAGGCCGTCGATAAAGCTAATGCGACGTTGGTGCAAATCAACGATCGAATTAACAATATCGAAAAAGACACCAAAAAGTCGTCAGAAGAAAATAAAAAGTCTTCAGACGCGATGGAGAAAAACTGGCTTCGAGTCAGTGTGTCCGTTATGGGCTTGGTCAAGGCCTATCGGCTTGTCGATCAGGAATTCAAACGAATAGTTAACATTACTGCCGCAGCAAATCCAGAGTTTAAATCCACTATTCAAAATTGGGAACGTGCCGTTAATGATTTGGCTCTTTCCATCGGGAATAAACTCGCTCCGCAGATTGAACTCGTTGCCGGATATTGGACAAATGTCCTTAATGATATTTCCGGTAAAAACGACAAACTCGTCGCTTCACAAAAACAATTGATAGATACACTCAAAGATTACGATTATCAGTTGGCCCAAATGGAAAAGGCGCGTGCTACGCCTGGAATAACGGACGATACGATGTCCGGAGTGGCACAATATAGTAATGTCATCGCAGCGCGCACCGCCATTATTCAACAGTTACATGATTTGGAAACAACGGCCATGCAGGAAAAAGAAGCAGAAGAAGTAGAAGCTTTGACGCGAATCCAGGAGACATACCTTACCAAAGAATTGCAAAAAGTTGATCAGCTCCGCATGATCTGGAGTCTCTGGAATAACGAAAAAACAGAAATGGCTATGGCCCAGATGCAGAAGGAAACGGAGTTTTATACCTTTGCGATCGACACACAGCAAAAAGCCCATCAAACCATGTGGACGACAGCTGGAAAGCTGCGGGATACGTTTTCAGCCGGCTTATCGAAATCAATAGGAACGTTGATTTTTGACTTTGAAAATGCCACAGATGCAGTTAAAAACTTCGGTATTTCTCTTGTTCAAGTTCTTTTAGACTACATGATCCAAAAGGCCACGAGTTTCGCGCTGTCAAAAACTTTGTTGGCCGGAGAGGTTGCTGCGGCGGCAGTTTCCGGTGCGGCGATTGCGCAGGCTTGGGCTGATGCGGCGGCGATGGTGTCTCTTGCTACGTTTGGGGCAAACGCTATTCCTGCAGGGGCAGGAATAACAACAACGGTTGCTTTGGCTCATTCGCTTGCGCTTCCCGGTTTAGAGAGAGGCGGCGATATTTTACGTGGCGGCTCTGTCATGGTTGGCGAGCGCGGTCCTGAGATCCTTGATCTTCCTGCTGGGGCCAGAGTAACTCCTTTAAGCGGAGATGGGGGCCGAGAGATAAATTTAACCGTCCAGATTTTTTCTCCCATCGTTACGTCCGAAGACACAGCCGACAGATTCGCGCAGGACCTGGCTGAAAAGGTTTCTTTGATTATTTCAAGAGAGGTAGAACGCTGATGGCAAACATTCAATTAAAATTCGGGACTCTGGCACTTGATTCGACCAATAATATCACCATTTCAAAAATAAATTGGAAAGATTCAAGGTCGATCCAGACATCTAATATTCCGGTGACAGATGGGGCCATTGCCGAAGAAGCCAAGCTTGGCGCAAAGACGCTTATTGTGGAAGGCGACATCGCCGGGTCTGGATATGATGCTTTGCAGGCAAATATTGACACTTTGGAAGCCGGGTTAAAATCTCAAGGTCTTGCGGCCCTGACAAAAGATGACGCACGTTACATCATGGCCCAGCTGAAAGACTTCACCTTCGATTATGTCCATCCGACGAGATTGGCCAAATGGACAGCGACGTTTGTAGCGCATTTTCCGTTTTGGCTTTCTGAGACAGAATTAACGGACAGCCGTGTCCCGGCAAGCGACGTCGGCTATACGATCAATAACCCGGGAAACGCCCCCGCGCGCGTTAAATTCACGTTCACAGCCCCAGGAGGAGGCATATCTGATAATTTAAAAGTAGAGAACCAGACAACGGGTAAATCCTTCCAATATCGAGGAAATGTGTCAGGTTATGAAAGTCTTGAAGTCGATAACCGTTACGACACAGATGATTTCGAAGTATTGAACAATGGCGTTGAAGATCACGCCAACTTTGAAGGTGATTTCATCACACTTAATCCTGGAGACAACACGATAGTTTTCATCGGGACGGAAAATACGATTGTGGCCATGGCTTATAGGGCAACTTTTTACTGACAATGCCGACAGCTATTAATGCGACGGATTACAACATTGAGTTACGGGACAAAAACGGAAATCTCAAGCAATATCTGACACCGTTTGTCTCGAAGGTCAGCTGGAAATGGAACCGTATCGGCGGTTGTGGCAGGTGTTCCGTCATCATTAAGAAAGCGTATCGTTCGATTATTTTTGATGCCAGAGACGACATTCAGATCAGAATTAAAAACGGCGCAACTTCAAAATTGGTATATCGCGGTTTTATAGCAAACGTCACACCGACTTTAAAAACCAACCAAGACATTCAGCTTGATGTGCGCGGATATTTTGACCTGTTTGATAAGTTAGTCGTCCATGATACTGGCGATACCAAGACTTATACGAGCACAACAGTCGCCGCTATCGTCAATAATCTTATTGATACATTTGTCATTACGAATTCTCTTATAACAAAAGGGACGATCGACACGGGCGATGGAAGCGCATTTACAGCCGACACGATTGACTTTTTGACGACGGTCAAAGATGCCCTCAACACTCTTGCAAATTTAGCGGGGGATGTCGAATATGGTGTTGATGAAAACCTTGTATTTTTCTGGCGGACAGAAAGCGAAACTTTAAATCATAAATTTTTCGTCGGGAACAATATATTTACGCTTGAGAGAAAAATCAGTTGGGATGAATTGGCCAATAAGTATTATTTGGTCGGCGGTGATGTCGCCGGCGTCAAATATAAAAGAACAGCGGAAAACACGGACAGCCAATCCAAATATTACCTTTCTGAAAAAATCATTAATAATTCATCTATCACAACAGATACGGTGGCAGACCAATATCTCGGGGCCCTGCTCACGGAAAAGTCAAATCCGACACTTGACATCCGCGCAACAATCAAAAATTTATCCCTGCGTCTGGAAGACACTATTCCTATTGGCCTCGTCTCATTTTATGACGCTGCTTACGATAGAGATTCTCCCGGAGACTTGATCGGCGACATTATCGGTGAGGCCGCAGACGGCGGTAGTGATATTGTTGTCGGTGAGGCCGGCGACGGTGGCAGCGATGTTGTGGTTGGTGGACAATTTACGGCGCAAGTAGATTATATTTCCTACGAACCTTCAGACACTCCTGGCCGTATGAATATTGAGATTCAACTTGGCGATGTTGTCTTGGGAACGGCGGCAAAAATTAAGAGGCTTGAAGCGGCCTTGAATAACTTGAATCAATATTAATGGAGAAGCAAAAATGTTTGGAAAAACGGTCGTTATAACCATGCGAACTCGCTTCGAGTATCTGAATAAAATCTTTTCAGAGCAATCCGGCATTGTTTTGTCGTTCGATGAATTTATGGAGTGTATTTTTTCAAAGCTTGAGCAAGAATTTCGGACGAATAAGTCCGGCCTCGAGATTTACCACAAAGAAGGCGAAGGAAAAAAGAGACCAATCCAGGCGAACAGGTTTGATTACGATTACAAAAAATAGGAGCTGAAAAAATGGCCGCTTCATTCCCAAATGCAAAAAAGACGTTTTCCCAGGTCGTCAACGGCGTCACCAAACTCGTCGCGGCTTTATTCAATGCCGCCTACGATGAGATTGAAGCCATCGAAACATACTTCGGCGCGACAGGAGGCGGCGCGCAGTCTTATTCGGAATCCATAAAAGGACTTTTAGGCAGTTATCGCAGGGGTTGCGCCGTGGAATACAAAGGTGCGGCCGACCTCTACGTCCGGGCCGGTGAGATAGCGATCCTTGACGCTTCCGGGAATTTGCGCCTACGCCGCAATACTTCTGACCTGACGATCGACTGGGGCGACATTGACACCGGCGCGGAAGCTGCCGCAACGACGTATTACGTCTATGCCGTGGCCGACGCCCAGGCGACGACGTTTACGGTCGTCATATCGGCGAATGCCACGACGCCGACGGGGTGCACGTTTTATAAGCTGTTGGGGAGTTTTTATAATAATTCCTCGGGCGATATTGATGCAGCGAGCTTCATCAATACTGTTTCTCCGTCGGCTTTAAGCCAAATGAAGAAATATGACAGCGGATGGTTTTCGGTAACAACCTCGACAGAGTATACATTAACACATAATTTGGGGACAACAAAAATTCTTGTGTCTCTTTATGGTGCAACTGCAGCCGATGGCACCAACATGGGTGAGATTCATGCTTCAACTGGCACGGGGCAATATGACAGTATTTACGGGATTACGACAACTCAGTTAAAAATAAGCTTGGGTGGCAACGATAGCATTATGACGGCAGCGACCACAAGAACACATCCGTCTTATGTGCGTATCATTGCCGTGGCTCTCGAATAGGAGTTTTTCTACCTCATGATGAATGGAAACCTGAAAGTCCATGAACAATGCCAGATGCAGGCCGCCTGGGGCGAGATTTGGACAAAGTTCAAGGCCTTTGATAAGCACGTCGAAGAAGGAGAAGGCAAGGGCGGCCATAGAGACCGCCTGGCAAGTGTGGAAAAGGATATGCAAACGATTAAAGAAGAGAAGCTCAATACCACAAAAGCAGCGCAATGGCGGATCGGTATCATTGTCGGAGTTATGTGTTCTTTGCCGGCGTGGATCAGCCTAATGATGCGCCTTTTTGGGAAATGACGCAATGGAAGCGAGGCCGATGTGCCACTTGCGGGATACTTCGAGCTGGGTCTGTCCAGTCCCCGGCGGCCAGTGGTTCCTTTGGATATACGTCTTTTACAAGTGCGGTTTTTTGTGTTACGCGATCAACCAACTCAAGCACATAGCCGCGCCTGAATGTCCGCGCGATCCGAAGTGCCAAAAATGGAGATGAATATGAAATTTGAATACGCGGCAGTAATCGGAACCGTCTTGGTGGTGTGGAACAGGATCACGGTTTTGTGGAATGAGCTGGTAAAGATCTCTGAGCCTATCGTCAAAGAGGTAGAGCAGAGAGCGAAAGACGGGCAGATTGACAGGGCGGACCGAAAGGCAATCGCTCTGCTGGCCGTGGCGCGCCTGGAGGCCGAAGGAAAGATCGAGTTGAATTTTATGACGCGCAAAATCATCTCGATTGTGATCGATCGCGTGGCCCAGAAGTTGCCTGATTTTCTGATTTCCAAGGGAGCCGTGGAGATCGTAACGAAAGCCAAAGAGGCGAGACGATGAGTTGGCTAAGCAGCCGGCTAAAAAAAGGTATCAAGGTTTCAAAGTCGTTCCCTTGGTTCGGAGAGAAAGGATTGCCCGATCCGAACAAATGGAATCCGGATGTATCGAAAGAAACGAACAACAAAGAGATTGCGGAATCTCTAAACAAGAAGGAGGCATGACATGGGATTAATAGCGTGGTGGAAGTCTTTGTGGAACAAGGTGGGTGCCTTTGTCCAAAAGGCATGGAATCTGGCGAGTCCGTTCGTCAAAGAGGTGCTGAGCCACGCCGCCCAGAGCTTCTTTGAATCGTCCAAGGATCTCCTGATCGCGGCCGTCAAGCATGTGGCCGAACAGGGCTTGCCGACAACCGAGGCCAAACAGAAGGCTTTTTATGATTATATGGCGGCCGCGGCAAAAGACGAATGGACATCGCTCAAGGAATCTGAGAGGGCATTCTTACGCGAAACGGCCCTGGCGATTTACAAGAAGGCGACGGATTCAACAGCAACTTCAGCCTGAGCCAGCAGGCTGTCCACCCGGCCGGAGGAGGGGCTTGACGGACCCCGCCCTCCGACCACCCTCCAAATAGTTCTTAAAAAATATCTTTCATTTCCCCTTGACAAAAACTACGCATATGTTAACTTATACGTAAGTTTCCAGACAACCACACAAGGGGGACAAATGAAAGTTGGAGTTTTTAAGTTAAAGTGCAAAAGATGCGGTTATGAATGGATCCCGAGAAAAGAAGATGTGCGCATGTGCCCCCGGTGTAAGAGTCCTTATTTTGATCAAGAAAAAGGACGGGCAAAATGATCAGATCGCAGGAACCGAATAAAAAGGAGGCGGTATGGTCAGAAAGGCGAAGGCGATGGCAGCAAAGACAGTGGCACGTTTCGTCGATAACGGCGATGGCACGATCAAGGACACTAAGTCCGGTTTGATCTGGGTCAAGAATCCGCACACAGATCTTCCGGAACCGTTCAAGAGTTATATGACCTGGAAAAACGCCATCCAGGCCTGCAAGGATCTCAGCTTTGCCGGCAAGAAGGACTGGCGTCTGCCGACGGTCGAGGAACTGCGCGAGCTCGTGGACTACACGCGCGCGGCCGGAAATGACCCTGCCATAGATACGACGTTCTTTTCGGACACGAAAACATCGGCGTACTGGACGATCACTCCTTGTGCCTGGTATTCCGGCGACGCGTGGTGTGTGTACTTCAGCCACGGCAG